AATTTTGGTATAAATATTATAAATTATATTTCAATTTATATTGTTCTATAAATTTTTCACCTACTCCACAATCTATTATAACTGCTTTTTCAGGAACACCTACTAGTTTTGGTGATGTTAAAACATAATCAATATTTTCATTTCTAAAAACTTTCATTTTAGTTTTAGCATTTGAACGATCTGATGTTTTGAATACTAATACAACAGGTGTTTTTTTATTGTAGTTTCTTCCTTTTTCGATTTTTGGGTTTGGTGTTTTTACACCTTTAGGAAAATAATGTTCTATTTTATAAGCACCATTGGTTGATTTTTTATCATCAAAGCTCCAAACCGATTTATAACCTTTATCTCTATATTCTGGATTTGAAAATTCAAATATGGTTTGTTCATATTTTGAAATTTTAACATCTTCAGTTTGTTTAGTTCTACCTCTTCTTTCCATAACTTTTATTTTTTTAATTTTTTAATTTTGTCTTCTAAAATACTCACCATACCTTTATTCCCCATTTCAATGTGAAATTTTAATTGGTTTTCTAACATTTTAATTTTATCATTTTCTTTCATACCCTAAAGATATGAACAATATTTCAGGTAGCCAAATAATACCACAGAAAAGTTTTTATTTTTAATATTAGTTTGGATGGGAAAGGTATAATTTGTATATTCCCATATTATTTATACCCAAACAATGAGTATCAATATAGAAAATATTTTTGGCCTTTTCACATCTAATGATGAATTAGATAATGGAGGAGATACTGTTTTTTTTGATTTTAAAAATACTCCAGTTTACTGGATTGGAATGTATAAAAAATTGATATTAAATCATGTTAATTTTAACAAAAAAATCACTAAATTCTTCAAAGAAGCAAATAAAGAATTAGATATTGAAGAGGTAAAAGAAGCAGGTGAATTTGTAACCTATAACAGGGCCTGGAGTTATATTAAAAATATAGATATAAACCATAAAGATCATATATCTGCTATTGAAAAATATTGTGATGAATATTTAGATATTTCACTTAAATTAGGAATATCGTTTTTTGAGCAATTGGAAGAGTATGAAAAATGTGCACTTTTAAAACAAGTTTTAGACAAATCTCAAGAGTTTTCAAAATAAGTTTGGCTACCCATATTTTGATTTATATATTCAATATACAGGGGTTTGAAAGAATAAGGAAGTTAGGTTGGTGATGGATGAGAGATGGGGAATGGGGTATATGGGATAAATATTCCAATATGTTAAAATATTATAAACATTAATAAATATAAAATATATGCGTAATCCACAATTAATAGATAAACGATTTGATCAAATGGAATCTAAGATTAAAATTCTTAAATTCTTATTAAGTCGTCAATCAAGTGTTAAGGAATTTCAAGATGAGTTAAAAAACATGGAAGATTTGTTAGCCGATCTTAAATCCTTAATAGAAAGAAATTTAGATCCTCTTAGAAACGGATAAAATAAAATAAATAAGTTATGAATTTGACAGCAGAACAAATCCAAGAAAATTGGAATGTTTTTATGGGAAATATTGAAAAATATATTTCATCTCCCCGTAAAGAAAAATTGATTGAATTTTATGAAAAGTATCAAGAGCGTATTATGCTTATGCCTGCTGCTCATAAAAAAGAATATCATAATGCTTTTCCTGGAGGTTATGTAGAGCATGTAAATAGAGTTGTTAGATGTGCTCTTAAACAAGCTAAATTATGGAATGAAGAAGGTGCTGATATGAGTACTTTCACTGTTGAAGAATTAGTATTTTCTGCTATAAACCATGATTTAGGTAAAATAGGAGATGAAGAAAACGAATCATATATTCCCCAGACTGATAAATGGAGAAGAGAGAAATTAGGTGAAGATTATATGTTTAATTCTAAAATCCCATTTGCTTCAGTTCCTGATAGAGGTTTATTTTTACTTCAATCTCATGATATTAAATATACTTTCAATAAAATGTTAGCCATTCAAACTCACGATGGTTTATATGATGAGGGAAATAAAAAATATTTATTTACATACCTTCCAGAACAAAAACCAAGAACTTCGCTTCCATTTATTTTACACCAGGCAGATTTAATGGCAGCTAGGATTGAATTTGAAAGAGAATGGTTACCTAAATTTAAAGGAGATTTGGCTACCCCAGAAAAGAATTTTACATTAGATAGTAACACAAAGAAAAAATCTAATACTTCTGTAAAATCCAAAGCACTTGGGTCTATCAAAAGTGAAGGCTTAAAAAATATATTAGATAATCTATGATTATTACAATAATAATTTCAATACTATCAGTTTTAGTTGTTATTTTAGGATACACAACTTTTAATTTACTACGTAAAAATGAAAACGCAGAAGATATCGTAGTAAGTTATCTTATTTACTTAGACAAAATTTCAAAGGTTATAGAAACATCAGATGAAATGCTTAAAAAAATCGATTATAAAGGTTCTTTCCGTTCAGATGATGAAGTAGGTTTTTTCTTTGATCAGATTAAAAAAATTCAAGACATCTTGAATGATTTTAAGTTGAGAAAATCTTAAATTTTTCATGGACCATATTATAAAGAAACATAAGAGTAAACCTCAAAAGCGAAGATATTTTACAAAAGCAACAGAAGAAGCAATTGTAAAATATAATAATTCTACTGATGAGCAAGAGCGTAGTAGATTATATGCTGAATTTATACATTGGCCCTTTTATAAACTTACAGAAAACATTATTCATACCTTTAAGTTTTATTATACTGATGGAGTAGATAATTTAGAAGATTTACAACATGAAATAATGGTATTTCTTTTATCTAAAATTCATTTATTTGACCCGAGTAAAGGAGCTAAGGCATATTCATATTTTGGTACTATAGTAAAACGTTGGTTAATAGTTTATAACCAAAAAAATTATAAAAAACAAATCAACAATATTCCTATTGCAGATCTTTCAAACTATTCAAATTTAAACACTTCAGATCCTGATTTTATTATTCCAAAACGAATGGATAAAGAAGTTAACAATATAATTGAAAATGAGGATTTTGATAAAGAAGATGAGTTAGGAATGCAAGGGTACAAATACCAGGATAAATTATCTTGGTTTATGGACCAATATGTAGATTATTGTACTAAACATATATTTGAAATATTCCCTAAAAAATACGATGCTCAAATTGCTGATGCTATTTTAGAGTTATTTAGGAAACGAGATGCTATTGATGTGTTCAATAAAAAAGCACTTTACATTTATATTAGAGAACAAATAGATGTAAAAACTCCAAAAATAACCAAAATAGCTAATGTATTATATGATATTTTTAAAGAAAAGTATCTATATTACCTAGATCAAGGGTCATTTCCGTCTTAAAAGGTTTATTTAAGTATATTTATAACAAAAACTATGGGACAATTAGATTCAGTAGTATTTGGAAATAAAAAATTCTCTGATATTTTAGAGGAAATTTATAACAACCAAAAGAAAAAAGAAACACAAGTAACAGCCCTAATTTCAGAGTTAAAACCATTAATTAATGAAATAGGTGATGCTACACTTATCGTTCCTTTAATAAAAGAATATATGGAGATAGGTGTAAAAAATGATGAACAGTTAATTAAAATGGCAACTATTGTTCAACGTGCATTAAATACAGGGCAAAAAGATGATGGTAGTTTTGGTATTTCAGATGAAGAAAAACAACAACTACTTGAGGTAATGGAAGATTTACAGGGTAAAAAGAAAAAATAATGGCTAAACAGGTAACAGGTCTTGCTTCATTATCACCCACTCCCTCAGTTAAATCTTCCCCATCTGGAATATTTGGGGCTAGAGTTCGGTATACTATCTTAGATGATAAAACTGAACCAACTGTATTTAAAGAATTTGGGGAATGGTCTGCTATTGGATCTTTGTTTTTTCAAAAAATAAACAACCCAAACCCATCTCCAAATTTCACTTCAGATAATTTTGCTAAACCTTTATTCCCAAATAATAAAATATTTCCATTAGAAAATGAGATAGTTTACATATTACCTCTCCCCAATAGTGATATTCAAGGAGATGTAAACGATGTTTCATACTATTATTTTCAACCTGTAAATATATGGAATAGTGTTCATCATAATGCTATCCCAGATCCTATTAATGGTAATTCATTACCACCATCCCAACAACAAGATTATGAACAAACTGAAGCAGGTGCTGTAAGAAGAGTAACTGATGGTGGTTCTGAAATTGATTTAGGAGATACATTTGTAGAAAAATTAGATATAAAAAATCTTCAACCGTTTGAAGGTGATATATTTTATGAAGGTAGATGGGGACAAAGTTTAAGATTTGGTTCAACCGTTAATAATTCCCCAATATCAAACCCATGGTCTAGAACAGGACAAAATGGAGATACTTTAACCATTTTAAGAAATTCACAATATGATGATGGTAAAGATGCTTGGATACCTCAAGTAGAAGATATTAATAAAGAAGGTTCTTCTATGTATATGACTTCAACACAAGCTAT